TCATATTCTGTCAGTGGGAGATTGTGGCTTTTCAGGCCAGTCAATATCTGGTGCTGATGTAACATCGATACGGCTCAGTGATATTTGGTATTTTTTCCAAGCTATTAATTGCTCTTTTTCTTCATCATTTGCCATATTTAGATCAATAGCATCTTGTAATGGTGCAATTTGATTTGTTGCTTCAGCTATCAATTGCTGTTTTCGAGATTTAGCCTGTTGCTGCAATTCTTCTTTTGTGGGTGGAGGGATGTCCGCCCATTCCGGTAAACCATTTTTACCCGCTATACGATATTTACCCTCTGGAGGAATACTGCCGGCAAACTCAATGAAGATAACTTCATCGACTTCCACCGCATCGTTTGGAAATGAACCAGCATTGATATAATCCTGTTTCCATTCTAACGGATAAAATGCATTAGTTGTTGCACTGTAATAATACATATCAATACCCCACAGCCAGATAATAAAACGATAGTGCACTCTGATTACCCGTTAGTGTAAATCCTGTTCTGCTTCTATTTGTAGTGCCCATAGATTGATATCCTATATTATCTGATAACACAATCCCGAAAACAGCATTTGGAAATGAGATTGGAAAATTAAAATTCAGTGATTGACCAGCATACCAAAGGTGGCTCGCCCACTGATAAATCATCCCGGTATCTCCACATCTCCACCAACCATTTGTAGATTTTAAGGCAGTATTTTTGCTGCCATATCGGGAATCAGACTCAGTTTTAGTATATGACTGACCCATAGGAGCATAGTTCCCGGCTGGCTGGTAATTACCACGAGGCTGATAATTTCTGTCAACTTCATCCAGCCACGCTAACACATGTCCATTGAATCTTGCATTATCTGAGTCTATCGACAAAAGGCCACTGCCCTTGAGTTGAAATCGCCCATCACATTCACCTGTGGTATATGCGCCAAGTTCTCCCGGGGATGGTTTATTTGTAGCGCTATATACACGGACACCAGTATCATACATTCCTACGCTGTAAATGGACCCAGTCGCATCCACATTCCCGTTTACAATCCCACCCGCTTTTGGAAACGCACTTTTCGCCAATTCCACCGTTTCCACTAAACCAAGGTTTTTTATAAACTCACTTTTACTAGGGATATCTGCACCGTTTTGATCTTTTGCCAGCCTGCCATTGGCATTATTGTTTGCACTCGTTGCATTGTTGTTTGCATTTGTCGCGTTAGTGTTAACGCCGTCAATCGATTTATTTAACTCATTCCATACGGTATGCATTAATGATGAGGTCGGTACCGTATTCCCCACATCAGCAACTTGATTACTTAGCCGCACTATCCCCTTTTCAGTCAACGATGCATCAGGAACTCCACTTAATTTTCCCTCTGCGATTTTTCTCACGTCATGTACAGCCTTAGGCGTCGCCGCCTGATCTTCTCTGTCAGAATCTGTCGCGCTGTTGAGTTGCGATATGCCTTTCTGCGTAAGCGATGCAGCCGGGATTTCCGTGGTGATTTTTTGTTTCAATGCCAAGTCTAACTGGTTAGTCAGTTTCTCTAAATCACCATCATCAATAACATCTTCCCCCGTTTTCTCTGCAATATATTTCCCAATTACAGCAGCAATGATTGAAGATTGCCGCCAAACTTTATTTAATCGCTCACTCCTGGCAATTCCCGATTTAAATCCCTCTTCAATAAAATCCGAATTTTCATATTCTTCTTGCGATAAGGTGTTCGCGTTTTCACCCGTCGCAAATGCCTTAAAATCATTTTTCGCCATTTCTAACCCTCCACTATATGGTAATTAACCGTTATCCCCATAGGTTTAATCGAGAGATAACCTTGATGGATGATTTCTTTAGTAATATTACTAATTACTTTACCTTTTACCGTCACGGTAAATGACATATCCAAGTTATCTTCAAAAGATATAGATATGTTGTTATTTGAATGAATAAAACTCAGGATGCTATTAAGTGATTCAGCCGTTCCATCCCAGTTGTTTGCGCCTATTTTAGCTTTGATAACTATCCGATAATTATCATCATCTAACTTGACATAACTTTTATCACTATCAAACCGCCCTTTCCATTTGCCACTATCAAATCCCAATTCAGGAATATCAAAGGAGAAGTAATAGTATTCAATCGGAGTCTGAATCATGCGATTTCTTCCTACCCATTCTCCAATGATATCAAGCTGTTTGCCCTCCGCTTTATCAAGATCAAAACTGCTAATCAGTAAATCAGTCGTGGATGCACTCCAGTTAAAAATATCAGTAACGGCTTCAAGCATTCTGACGTATTTTTTACCTTCCATATGATACGCCGGGATCAGCTTCATATATTTATTCATTCTAGCACCGTCACTATTTTTATATTTTCAGGTGAACAGGTCGGCGCTTCATTAAAGGCAATATTGATGTTCGCCGCCCCGATTGTTGATGCCGATTTACCTGCAACCACAAACAGTACTTCATATGTCTGGCTACCATTTTTATTACATAAGTTTGCCGGTACAAATAAACGAGTAACATATATCCCATCACCAATATAAAGTGAGTTGATATAGTTAGATATTTCAGTACGAATATTATTCCCAATATCCGATGTGTATCCAACAAAGGGCTTAATCTGAATTTCAACATAGATCGGCACCAGCGTAGGACGATAGAAGTTAATCGTTTTTTTATTGCCAGAGTTATCCGTGACAATTTCAGATGTGGTACCAAATGTCGGTATGCCCGGTGTTTTTTTTATCAAAATGGTTTGGGCAATTTCTTTCGAGTCTCCTCCATCAATGACAAGCGCAATATTATGTGCCGGTATGCCGTTTTCATCGGTTTCATCCATGTCGTTGTCATATCCCTGATAACGTGAAACACCATGCAAATTGGCAATAGCGCCAATCAGGCCATCCATAATAGTTTTCGAAGGTAGGGCAACCGAAACCGCTTGTCGTATTCTCAGTTCTGCATCGGTTTCCACACCCCTACCCAATGTAGCAGCAGCGGGATTTGTTACTGTTTGCCAGCCCAATGTTGGCGTAGCAATCTGAGTAATTGTGTGAGGCAGTGCGCCAATAGCGCCTGTTTTTTGACACATAGCCGTTACAATAACCTGCCCGTGCATGTCTATTGTGACTTCATCCGGTAGTGACCAGGTGTTTCCTATATCATCCCGAACAGAAGCATTGCGGATAATGGTTCCCGCCCGACCCGTTATCAAAACATCTACCGTCGAGTTACTGGGGCTTTTTCTGGTAATGCCGTTGATTTTGACATTACGAGAAAGTCCTTCTCCTACCGCTGTTGCTGGGCTGAATGAGTTGTAAGAGGCAATGATCGCGTTATTACAACCGTGAACCACATAAGCAATCAACGATAGAAAAACACCGTCTTTGCTGTCAGATTCAATATAGATATCTTCTCCGTAGATATCCCTGAATATCGTCTTCCAACCATTTAAAATAGTTTGATAATCAGGGGCGTTGATTCCGTTTTTATTAATGGCAGGTAACATTGTGTTGATAATATTCTCATACATCAGCCGTTACTCCTGTCTGTCCATAAATCGTGTCAATCGCGACTGTAATGGTGATTTTTCTTGTGTTGGGATTTCTTTCACTGCGGTAGTGGATAATGTTCGATACACCCGGCGTTTGCAGTATGCGCTGTCTGATGACCAGGTCATAAAAGTCCGATGTGCCTTTACCTAACACTTTGTCGTAATCGGTTCCCTCCTGGTTATCTAGAAACCATTCACCACTGCGCAGCATCAAACGTGTTTTCACTGCCTGCGCCACCGCCTCTGGTGAATCGATAAGAAAACTCGCTTCACCACGGCCAAATACATAGTCGCTGTCAATTTCTCTTCTGTATCTCATTGGGGTTTCCCTGTGTTGCTTCCACCCGATTGCACACCACTATGAACATGGTTTTTAAGGCTAATCCCCGCTGCTGTCACATCGTTGCTCACAGTAACCGGGCCTTGCATGGTTGCTGTGCCACCACCAGCCCCCATTCCCTGCGATAAGTTACCGTTAATAGTGACGTTGCCGTTCAGGATGATTTCAGGTGAGGTAATTTCGGTACCACCATTTGCAGTGGCAGTAAGTTTTGCCGGTGTGATAACCGTGACGTTATGGCTATCAGGATCGAGTTCGATATAAGCCGTACCATCATCGCTCCTCAGCTGTGCGGTACTTGTGCTAATACCCGCTATTTTTTGTTGCTGTGATTGTGGGCCAATAAGCGCAAATCCATCGGATAGGTTATGCTGCCGGGGATCTACTGGTTCTTGTATGCCACCCGATTGCCACCAGTAATCAATGCAACGATCAGCAAACACAACCAGGCATTCATCACCCACTTTTACCGGGAATGTTAGTGTCACTCCTCCGCCTCTTGGGAATACAACAGGGACATCCACCAACAACGGTAAGGATACGGATTCCTGTTCCCCGTTCTTTTTCCTGATTTTCCATCTGATAGCCGGTTGGGCTGTAACTGTTACCGCATCAGCATCAAATGATTGAATAATGCAGGGCAGAGAAACATACAATCCGGCGCTAATCACTTCTTGCATAGAAAAAAAGACCGCTTCGGGTCTATTTAGTCGTTCGTCAGTATTTATCATTAGCTATCTGCCTTATCCTTAATTGCGAGTTGATTGATTCAGCAGTGTGTGATCGCTCTTAGCGATGCACATCATTTTCATGTACCACTCAGCTTCGCGAGTATCGCCGGAATAATTGACATTGAAGACAATGTAATCACCGTCAGCATCCAACATAGCTGGCCGTTCTTTCGGCTTGTCATGATTCTCAGACTTAGATATTTCGCCAATAGCGAGATCAGCAGGCTGAATTAAGCGGTTATCCAATCGGATTAATGTGCCAGGGCGGATATTCGGATTAATTAAGCACGTAACGTTAATACCTGATCCGATAGTCTGTTCAGGCATACCAATCAGACCCGTTTTTAATGTGAGTACAACGGCTTCAGTTAAGTATTTATTTTTAGGTACAATATGTAACTGGTTATCTTCATAGCGCCAGTTAGCATCACATTGTTTTGCCAGGTCAGAAACTTCATTACGGTGCATACCAAAAAGCACTTTTCCTCTGGGTGAGGTTGATTTTCTAAATTCAGGGCGCAAGCCAGCAGTAATGCCATATTTGGTAATATCACGCATCAGTAAGTGATCTAAGTCTGCTTGCGAATATCCAGCCGCAATGGTGGTATTCACTGTCGCATAATTGTGTGGTTCATCTCCGTCTGCCGCCTGAATAATAACGCAAGTATCCGTTGGGCTATCCCTTTTTACATGGGTGTACTGAATTTGACCTGAAAATATTTGTCCTGAACTTCCTTTGTAGCCCGCCACAAATTTAATCGTTTTAAACTCATTTTTGCGTAATTTATTACTGGTTTCGTTATTCAGATTATATATCGTGAAAATACCCGTAGCAGGATAGGATGATTCCGTTATGCTGATATCAAATTTGATTTTCAGGTTCGATAAATCTACTTTTTCACCCTGTTCGTCGATAACAATAAGGTGACATTCTCTTATCCACTGTTTTGACATAATTCACCTAATTAACAGAAACAAAAAAACCGCAATTAAGCGGCATACGTAACAAGTTATTGAAAGTTAAAGATTACAGGTTAACAAATAACAAAATAAACGATTCCTTAAGATTCACTCTTATTTTCGTTATATTAATTTGTTACAAAATATAATTTATCCTCTTTACCAAGATTATTCCTGGAAGATTTTTGCTGGTTTATATCACCATAAAAAATTAATGAACCGTTCAAACCAAGATGACGATATTGTTCAAGTAAATTAGCACCAAAAACCAGTGGCAAACCAGTGACTATTGGCTCACTGTCCGGCGTCATAATATCCATAATCCAACCCGCAATATCACGCCAAATAAGTCTCATTTTATAGTTAATACCATCCAATTGAACATCGAATTGCTGGTTTATCGGTGATAAAGGAATTTCTACAATCCCAGCCATTTTTTACCCCGCTCTATAATATAATCAAGAATAACTCGTGGTAATGACGGCTTCACCGTGACTTTAGTTCCTACATTAATCACAGGTGCCGTATCTTCAGGATGTTTCATATTTTCAGCAGGCGCTGCTTGTTCTGTCGATGTTTCAACAATAATGATTTCACGCAGGTTTAAAATCACTGAAAGAACATTTTCACTGGTTTTATCCGTTGTGATTGTCATATCTTTAATTAACATATTTTTATATAAGCGTTTCCCCGTTGCGACATCAAAAGGTTTATGTGATGCCCTAAGGTCAAGTAACTGTTGATACACCGCGCGCGGGCTATCTCCAAGGCTTAACCCGGTAGAAATATCAAATACCTTTGTGGTATCAACAACATCAAGCAGCGAACCACCACCGGCAAAACCTAACTCCATTCTCACTTCTGATGGGTTGTCATAAACATGATCACTGATTGTCACCCCCTGTTGAACTGGATAATCCGTTATATTGGATGTATCTGTATGTGTTTCTGAAATAATGACACTCGGTACAATGGCACCTATTTTTCTCGTTTGCTGAGAAAACATCACTGATAATATATCCATTGTTATCTCACCTGTGTTTGCATATTTCGAAGTAACATACTGTGAGTACGTTCTACCGCTTCTCCAGTAAGTTTTGCCGCTTCTCGCGGGGATTCAACACCGTTAATCTCAATATGATAATTTACTTCCCCTATCCCCTGCATATTATTATTGCCAGCAGGAATCAACGAACGAAGCAGGAAATTGTGAGTCACTCCCTGATGATTGATCATGCTGTTGATATTCATCATCGCACCGTTAATCATATGAGGATCAATGAAAATGTTTTTCCAATAATTAGCAACATTATTTAGATGTTTGGTTAAGCCCAAAGGTTTATTCGCTGGCGGTGGCACGCCGAGAATCGCCGCCCTAATAAATTCTGGTGAATAGGGATTACCACCAATCTCCACTACCATCATTTTATCAATCAACCTTTGCATCACGTTAGGATCAGTTAAATCAAGGAACGCATCCTTAGAAACTCCCATCATTTTAGACACGCTAGCAATATATGCTTTAGTCTGATTACCGTCTTTTGATGGCGCCCATGTCGGGATAATACTGGCAATGGTTTGTAGCTTTTTTCCTGTGGTCTTGCCACTAAAATAACGTCTCAACTGATGAGCGGTGGCTTTTAATCCACTATATGCATCTGGAAACTTAGCGAATCTGTGTCCGGGGCTATCCTCACGGACTGCCCCTCTCTGATTTACAAAGTTCATATTTAACGGGTTGTTATTCCTGGCACCTCTGGAAGATATTAGTTTCTTTAGTCTTGCTGCTGTAAGCTCAGTGTTAAAAATGTCCATCGACTGATTAACTGTAGACTTTAAACCGTGATGAACATCAGGCTGCTTAATAATTCCAGCTTTATGATGGTCTTTATTGAATAACTTATTCTTGCGTTTCTTTTTCTTCTTACTTGATTGGCTTGATACCTTTCTGGGAATATCAGTAATTTTTCGGCTGTGATCTTTATCAATTATAGTCTTACCGCCATCAAGCTGTTTTTGATAGTTGTGAATATCAGTAACTTTCTGACTGTGGCCTTTATCAATGACAGGCTTACTACCATCAAGTTGTTTCTGGTATTTTTCATAATTATCTTTGCTAAAAAACGGGGTCAAGTCGGAAGCCATATAAAGCCCATGCGTTGATATCCAACTATTAAGTTGATCAAACGCTAACAGTGGTTTTTTATCTGCTTCACGTTCTTTTCGTCGCCGCTGTATGGTTTCACCCACGGTTTCGTGATTTTTCTTTGCTTCTTCTTGTAATGCATTTAATCGACTATTAGGGTCGAATAATATTCCCAGCGTAATTTTTCTTCCTGTGAATTTCCATAATTCATTCAGTGTTTTCAATAAGCCGTTCGCTGAGGCTTCCCCTTTGTTTAACCATTTAACTAATCCCCCAATCGCATTAAATATGTCATCACTATCAAGTGTGTTGGTATTTTGATTGGTACATCCCATCATGGCTTTTAATCGTTGCTCACTTATCGATGTTATCAAAGAAGACGTATTAATATGCCCGTCATTGGTATCATGGCGCGGAATATCAATCTTCGGAAGAAAGCTTTCTACACTTCCATTTCCTTCCGCCTGACTAACACTCTCATTAATAGGTTTAGTTTTTTCAATCGTTGGACCTGTTTTCTGTAACTGTCCGTAGAGTTTGTCCAGTCCATTAGCTATTTGAGCGATAAAATTAGCTACTGCTGACGTTGCATCTTCAATTTCCGCCCTCATTTTGAGAACATTGGCTGTTACTTCGGTGATAACAGCTATAAATTTACGCTGTCCCACCTCGTCGACATCAAACTTAAGTGATACCAGGAAATCTCTCATTATTTCAGCGTTATTACTCATTTCGCCACCTCTCTATCATGGCCTCATTTTCCGATTTAACATCAAGGGCATCATTCATCAATGCAATATCAGCCAGGTCAAGAACACCGTCTTTTAATGATTCATAACGGCACATGCCCGCAATGACCGGGCGTAACAGATAATCACGCCCTTTCGGGAGAGTTTCAAAATTTAGGCCAGGTTGTCCTGGAATTACACTTCGCTCTCTAATAGGGCGGGAAAAAAATTTCCCAATGAATCTCGGATAATAAAACCCACAATTTTAAGCAGTTCCAAACCATCGATGTCATCGAACATCAATAACTGACCATCAGGTTCATAAATCTTGCTCCATATACCATTCTGTTCACGGGAAACTATTGATAAGCAAATATCATTAATTTCATACCGGTTGGATTTTCCCAGCGCCGTAATGGATTCAACCAAATAAGGAATCAATTCTTCAAAGCTGGTCGCGCTATTATCATTTCTGTCTGCAACAATCTTTTGCATCAATGGCCCAAGTGCAGGAATCGCTGGAGATAAAGCCACCGCCAAATCCTGTTGCTGAAAAGCGTTCAGTTTGCCACTGCGATATTTTTTACCGTCAATTTCAAATTCCATAAGCTCCCCTTAAAACTTAGCCTAAAACCGCCTAAGTTACCGAAGCATAAGACTGATTATGAACATACAGACAAATGCCTCGGCGAGTTTCAGCGTTTGTAAAGTAAACTTGTTAGAATGTGCCTAACATGATGTCGATTTTCCCGCAATCAAACACCCAGGCAACGGTATTACCTGCTTTGGAATTCTGTAAATCCGGCTGTTTTTGAAAGGCGACAGAACGTGCAACAACAACGTCGTTACTCTCCTTGTTTCGAATAACAATCACGTTATTACCCCATGCTGCTGATGAAAGCGATTGTGCACTAAGCATAGCGTTCAGTTTTGCATTTACCGGGCTGGTCTTAAGCAAGTTAACCGTAATGGTTCCAGATTTGGTGGCGTGCAATGAATGCATGACTTCACCATCTGCTCCTGTGGTCATGGTGTTTTTGCTTTCTGACATCGTAACGACAATGCCCTCATCAGAGAGAGCCGCGCCGTTACCAAGATCAAAAGAACCCCCTACCCCTGTAATAGAAGCAGAGACATCAAGAAAAGAGTACGTAGCCATTTTCAATCCTTATCTGTTTACATTAATGATGACATCAGCGTAATGAACAGCGCCTGCTAATTTGATAGCGCACTGAATAACCGGTGCTTTTCTGGCTTCCCTGTCAGCTTGTGCTTGTGTTGCAATTGGCGGTGCATAGACGTAGTAACCTTTTGTCAATGTTGCCCCAGTATTCAGCGCACCAATCGGATCACCACCCCATACGCCATGAGCGATCAACCCATTCGTCACGGCTTGAGAAAGTGACTGTTCAACGTTAGTCAGTAGGCGTGTAACACCTTCATCGGTTTGGGGAATTTTGCTAGTACTGGTGTAAAGCAGGTTATAAAGATTGTTCTGAACGTAGTTCTGCAACCAGTCTAGGCCGTGACGTTCATCAATGAAATCACCGTTTGCCATGACGCCTTCCTGAATAATGGCCGTGTCATTGTTATATTTAACAAAAACATTGCCGTTTTTCTTCTTCAATGCATTAGCTTGGGTTGCGGTGAGACTTTCCGCCGTAACCGCAGGTTCTTGTTTAAATTTCAGGGTAATAGTGGTGTTATTGCCATTGAAATTGACGGTAAACATACGCCCCATCAGAGAAGCTACGATGTAGGGTTTCCCCGTTGAATATTGCCAGAGTGTGCGCTGATAATTTCCCGCCTTCAGTTTTGATCCGATGTCAGTATCAACATCAGCATCCAATACCGCTGTTTTCTGCACAGTATATCCATAGATGCGAGAAACAGATGCAGATTCAATGTAGTCAGCAACAGACAGAATATCTTCATCTGTCAGCGTGTCGTCAGCGATAACCAACCCATACCAACCACTAGACGCAGCACCCAATATTGCTACTGCCTCAGCAATCGTTTCTGCTTCGGTGGGTTCGATAATCGTAGCGCCAGATTCTCCGTCTAATTTTAGTAAATCACCAATGTACGTTCCGCTAGCCTGTGAAACATAACCAATAGCGTCCGCAGAATTTGGGGCCACGGTGAAACGTGCGGATGAACTATCATATATCACTGAACAATCTTTCAGCTTTTCCGCTACCCGTTGAGCAACACCATTAAGATTTGTTTCTTTACTAAAATCGATATCGCTACATATCACCTCTTCACCGTTAAGCGTTAACTTAAAAGAACCATTTGTAACAGCAGTAAATTTACTCAGCGTTTGTTGTTGCTTCGTCAGTACTGCTCCTTGCAAAGAGGCTCCAACATTGCTCTTAGCCCAGCGGCCAATATATAAATCGACAGGGCGTGGTGACTGGGAGTAATAAAGCGCCGCGGCTTGGTACTCTGGCGTGTCCATACCGAAATCTGCCCCTACGCCATCGATATCAGAATATCGGCGTAAACGCTCATGGGGGTTGATCACGTTGCTTGCACCAACAATCAGCAACGCACCAAAGTTCCTGGCCTGAGCCGCATGAGGAGCCATATTCAACGTGACATTGATAATGTTTGAAACAGGTAAACCCTGCATAATTTAATCTCCAAAGAATTTGACAGGCGCTTCTACCAGTGATTTCACACCGTATTCACGCACCACTTTTCGCCGCAAGGTGATCGTCATATCATAACGACGCACCCACTGGTTATTGATAAGCTCAGGTAAAGAAGTCAGCCGGGTATATTTGTCTACTGAAAGACCGAAACACCTCAATTCGTCATTGTTCTGACTAACCGCCAGCCCGTCACGAAAACAGGTGCCGTACCGCTGACAGTTCGGACCATAAAACGAAATCAAACATTCGATTTCTTCATAACGCCATAACTCAGTACTTTCGTCAGTTTGGTTCTCAAAGGCCGGAGATACGTCCGAAATAAAGCCCGTAATACCAAAATCACACCCATCATCTTCCGATAACAGTGGTGATTGTGATGATGTCCATCGGGAACGCACTTTATTGTCAGGCAAACCAGAAACACCACACACCCAATGACGCAGTGTGTATTCCAACTCATCATCGTACTCAGGCCCTGGAGTGACAGGCGTTAACCAACCAGCTTTATCACTACCGTTGCTCATCAAAAATACCTCCATCAAACAGCAATAATCGCAATGTAGCTGAATGAACCAAGCTCTCTATGAAGGCTTAGTTTCCAGCACCAGGTTATGATTGATTTAATAGGGATACCGACCGCAAAGAAGTAAAAAATATGCGTAAATAATTCGCGGCGGCAAATAGGCAAATACAAAAAAAGGCCGCAACGCAGTGCAGCCTTTTCAATTATTATTTAAATTTTTACTTATCTATCAACGCATAACAACCCATACTCTAAGACGCTCATTCATATCACACCGTCTCTTACATAACTTGGATTTTTTCAATTGAACTTGATGAATTAAGCGTTATTTTCCCGATTTTCTACATGAAAAAGCCCCGATAAAAATATCGAGGCTTGTTGGTTTCTGTGCTTATTCGCAACTTTAACTGGTTAGTACACTACCATAGCTTTTTGCGTACGCACAAGCTTTTTGCACTCTTGTATTTCATTATCCATTTCTAACGTGATATCAAGCATGGCCAAACATCCCTGTACAAAGCTTTCGCCCTTTTGCAATCGGGAACGTACTTCAATATCTGATACATCAATTAAACGAGCTATTGACCGTTTAGAAAGACCCAAGGCATAGTACATAAATAAAACTTCAATTTCTTCAGACTTATCTACCGTCTGAAGCCTCGCTATACAAGCATCAATGATCAAACCATCATTATCGCAGCAGGAAGGGCGCGATGGACGAGTTGACGTAATCAGACCTTTAAACCCAGCAGCGATCGACGGCCAATTAACACCTGTGGCATCATTAGCCCAGCCGCCCCAACGCTCTAGAACTTGTTGAATATTGCGCATACGTTTTTACCTTAATTTTTAGTAACAAATAGTCGTAAAAATTATTTTCGTAATGGGTCTCATGCATCCCTGTATTCGACATGATAACAAATTTCTCATGCTCTATTTCTTGCGTTTCTTTGTTGCTTAACTATATCGTCTAAATATATCTTCTTACTTAATCTATTAAATATAAATCCTATCTAACTACTATTCCTGCCAAGATTAGTCTCAGAGGAAAATATAATATTGTGGTTAATACAACTAGTTATAAAGTGCTTATCATCCTCATCTAAGTATTTCTCATATAAATTTTACCTAATCCTGTAATGTACCTCGCCTTAAAAAGTTCATAGCTTAAACTGCCTAAAGCAACGCCAGTGGTTTTTATTATTTCCCGATAATTTTCAGACAACAT